TGCGTACATCGACCTTTCCGTCATCTCGAACATGATCCGCGATAGAATTCGGGGCAGCTTGCTTTGGGGTGGCGCTATGTCCATAAACAGTTGTCTTTATTATACCGGGTTCTGTGGTTTTTTCAACCGTTCGCTTCGGCTTATGACCCAACTCCTCCGGTGTACGCCGGACGCCCCACTTCATTCCTTTTACACCGTAATGCATCAGAAACAAGGCCGGAGACGGCTTATTATAAAAATCCATGTCCCACCTCATTCATTATTCAAATGCTTCCGGATTCCGCTTGTAAGCGATATAGGCATCCATCATAGCCGACACGGCGTCGATCTTCTGCTCATACCGCTTCTTCATCAACTTCCGGTTTCCGTTGGTATCTTCCATAGCGATGCAGTTACCCATAGCATAGGTCATCAGCTCTTCGTCAAAGAGGAGCATCCGATCTTCAGCCAGCTTCTTCAGCTCACCCAATGGAACAGACTCCGTCTTCGCGCCCTGAATGACTTTCTCAATGCCGAACGGGCCGTTCTCAGCCGCCCAGCGTTCCACAAACTCCTTGGCGTTGTATGGGTCATAGCCAAAGCAGCGGACATCATACCCACACGCAACGATGTACTCGTCCAAGTCCTCATAGACCTGCATAGGGTCCAGAACCGTTCCCTCCAAAACGACAAGACTGCCCTCATCCATGAACTGCTCATACTTATTACGCATAGCAGCAGGCAGCTTATTCAGCGTTCTGGAAGTAATGTAGTTTCTGGTCTTCACGCCAAAGGAACCGTTACGCAGCGGGAACAAAAAGGTGAACGAACAGAAGTCGTCACCCTGAGAAAGGTCTCCGCCCAGCGCGCAGGCCATCTGCCAGTAATCGCGTTTGCGATGCGGCAGCGTCTCTTCGTAGGTGAAGTAATAGGTATAACCCTCCATCGGCAGTCCGAAACGCTTGGCAAGAATATCATTCCTTGCGGCAGGCGCTTTCTCGGCGCGTTCCACGTCAAGCTGATAGGTCTCGTAACTTACTGTCTTTCCGATGTTCGGGTTCGCCTTCATCCACATCTCCGGATAGCCGACCTCGTCGACGGAGTCGAGCTTGTACCACCAGATCGAAACATGCGGGTTAGGGTAATCCCCTTTGAGAATGCTCATAAGCTCCATTTTGATGGTATCGCCGGCGCCGTTACGAACAGTACCCTCCGAACTGGTGGCGACAATCAGATAGTCGTCCACCTTGGAAGCACCCTGCTCGATAGCGCCGATAACATCTTCACGAATGTCGCCGGAGAGCCACTCATCCACGGTTGCGATCTTGCATCGAAGACCTTGCAGCTTATTGATCGACATAGGACGGATCTCGATGAGAGAACCAGTCAGAAAGTTCTCAATACCTTTCTTGGTCGAAGCAAGCTTAACTCTGTTGGCCTGTGAACCGGTCGTGTTCTGAAGCGAGCCTTGGGTCAGAAATTGGAATACAGGGCCGCGGGCTCTTGTGATGGCGGTGCGAATCGGCGACATGACCTCTTCGGCCAGCTTCATAGTCGGAGCTGTCGTGATCTGATGTGTCGTACTCGTATCCACATTCTCAAAAAATGATTGGATACATGAGTCATAGATCGACTTGGCGGCGCCTCGTCCGACGATCAGATACTGCTTGTTCACAAGCCGCTTCTTGATCATCTTCTTGACATAGTGCCCGCCTCGGCCATCACTGTTCGGCTCATAGACTGTGCGCTCCACAAAGTAATACCAGCCGAATACCTGCTCGCCCCACAGCTTGAAGCTGTCAAGGAGGTGAAGATCGGAACCGTCCGTCAGAGTCATCTCTGCCTCGCAATACTTGATCCAGCCCTCAACGGCTTTATCATCGTAATAGATTCCGGGGTTTGCAATCAGATCGTCGATCCGGTTCATCTCCATCGAAATCTCTTTGCAGACAGGGATCTCACCCCGAATCACCGCTTCACGAAACTTCCCGTAATACCTGGGAACAGCAGTATTCGACAGGGCCATTCGGTATTACCCCGCCTTCTTCTGTAACTGCTGAATTGCGAGGGCAATACTCAGAGCCGAGCTGCCGACAGCCAGAACCGTTCCGGCGCTGTCAAGCACATCGGAAAGATAGCGGCGGCCTTTAGACACTGACTCCTTGGCAAACAAATCGTTGTACTGCCGTTCCAAAAGCTCGCGGTTGATCTGGTCACGAAGCTCCTTGTCGGTCTTCTTGCTCAGATCCATCCGTTCTTTCTTCGTGCCTTTGCGGCTGTCCTGCTCCATCTTCTTCGCCCGATTAACAAGCTCGGAAGTGGCATCCACAGCTTTCTTGGTCGACTCAAGCTTGGAGGGCGGTGTCGGCTTTTTAGTCAGATCCTTGTATCTGTTTTCAAGAGATAACCGATTGATAGCCTTTCTAAGGTCTTCATCTTTCATCTCTTTCACAGGATCTTTCTTCTCCTGCTGCTGAGCGCGGCGTTTTCCCTCAGAGGTGTAACTGCCGTCTTCATTCTGGAATCGGCGAACACCCCATTTCTGGCCTTTAATGCCATAGTGGCAAAGTTCATCCATTTTGACTTTCCTCCTCTCTTGCAGCATTATCGGCCGCTACGAAGAGCCTCCACTCAAACTCGCTGATCTGACGGTTCATCGCGTCAATAGCAGAGGAGGCAGTAGGCAGATCGAAAAGCAGCCGAACTTTAAGGTGCATATAGGATTTTACAAGGGCAAGCCGACCAGGGTCATCCTCCAAAAAGTCAGACCACTTTTCACCAGCACCAGAAATGGCAAATCCTTTCTTCGGACCAACTCCCATCTGTCCAAGAATGGAAAAGACGGAGTTGATGTGCATGATGAGGTCGGCATCAAAGTGAGTGTAACTCTCGTCAATTCCGAGAAGCTTCTTCACCGATGTCAGGATGCTTTCAGTCGTATCCATAGATGCGCTCCTTACTTAGCCAGGGCGATGTACTTCCTCATACAAAAGCCCTCGGCCCCGTCAGAAGTGCTGACCTTGTAAAAGTCTTCCGTGGATGCATCCAGGTCAACACAAACCTGTGTCAGCGCGTCGATAACGACGGCGACATCTGCGTGGATGTCAGGCTGCTTGCGTACATTCAAACAGATACAGTCCGTAACAACACCGGAAGCAGTGTGCGGCTCATCGGCTGCTTCTGTCTCAGTGCAAAGTTCCGGCACATCCTGACGCTTACTGCGAAGCTCCTGAATGATGTCCTGCTTATGAACATTATTCTGCATAGTCGGTTCCTCCTTTGGTTTAATGTTTCCAGGGACAGGTATCATTCCTTGTCCGCTGGGGCGGTGTGGTGAGCAAAAGATTTTTGTCACCGTAGTGAATTGCCTGATGCGTCTCATGCGTCGTTGTGATGAGATACTCAGGGTCGAGCAGAATGTCTGTTCGTTCCAGAAGATCTCTCTGCCGGATCGGGTTCAGATGATGAATGATGACCCGCCCAAATATCTCGTGGCCCTCAATACCGAGATCACAGCCAAGATCTCTTGCGATCACTGTGTCTCGGATCTTCTTCCATTCCAGCGACCGGTAAAACACCTGGTTCATGTAACGCTCAAAGCCGAAAGTCGTTTCACCGACGATGCCATCAAGCCGAAGATACTCAAAGCGCTCCTCAAAGGTTGAAAGAAGAACAAGCTCGGAATAGCACTTAATATTCATCCTCTTCGTCCTCCTGGCCCTGATAGCTCTTCATGGCCTTGGTCGCCTTGAGGTACAGCTCCTCCATCTTAGCGGAGGACTCGATCGCTTCGGCCTTTGCCGCGGCAAGATCTCTCTGCTTCTCAAGCAATTCTTTTTCGATCTGGGCTCTGGTGGAGCCAAGCTTCAGAAAATGGGAAATCACCTGAGAGGAAGCAGTGCCGTTGCGCATCTGCTCTTCGGCAACATCAATGGCTAAGGCGATCAGTTGCTTCTCTCTTGCTTCGGGAGTAAGAGCCGCACGGGATTTAGGTACTTTCTCAGATGATCTTGCGGCCTTTGCCATCCTTGCCACCTCCTCTCGCTGAGTTTGATAATGGTATCTACTGTGTTTTGCATCACTTATCTGGACTTTGAGACAGGGCTTGAAAGAACCCACAGAACTGACTGGCTGAACAAGTTGAAAGGAGAAATCCCCAAATGAAAGATGGAGGTAGAGAAAGCACTTGCATGATCAGGTCGTGGCAATTCCATGGAAAGAAGAATACATCAGGAGGTGAAATATCAGCCCTGTGGGCCCGTTCAAACCCTGCCTCGTCGCCCAAAACTCCCGCCGGCCGCCCCGACCCCGAAAAACATTTTTCAAAAATATCCCCCGGAG